GAAAAAGGTTATAACATTAGATAAGACTAAATTAATCCTATTAGGGATTATAGGAATATTAATAGTAGGGTTAGCGTTTTCTCTTTATGATAGGGGAAACGCTCTTTACACTGTAGACAAGTACCAAAAACAAATTGACAGTTTAGATTCAGAACTAGTTATTTTACAACAAGAACAAACCCAATTTGAAACAGAAATACAAAAATACAGAGATAGTCTTATAGTGTATGACCATAAGATAGATTCAATTAATTTAAATATAGAAAATATAAGAAACTATTATGGTAAAAAGATACACAACATCCGTAATTCTTCTCCTTCTGAGTTACGCAACTTTCTCACAAACAGATACAAGTAATATTTGTCTTCCATATGATATAGTTCAAAAAATTTCTATTGAATTAATCCAAAAAGATTCATTAGATAAAGAACTTCAAGTAACCCAAACACTTATTACTGTTTATAAGGGTAAAATATCCCTTCAGGACAGTACTATTTCAATCCTAGAACAAAAAGAAATAAATTACCTAAATCAAATAGATAATTTTACCCTACAGGATAGCCTCCATACTAAAGAAGTATCTAGATTAAAAAAAGAAAATAGTGATTTAAGTGAAAAAAATAAAAATCTTAAAACTACAACTAAAATTTTAGGAGGAGGTTTGTTAGGGGCAATAGTAGCTCTTATATTATTTATATGAGTCAAGATATAAAAAATATATTAAGGGAAGAATATATAAAGTGCGCAACAAACCCTGCATACTTTATGAAAAAGTATTGCTACATCCAACACCCCCAACGAGGTAGAATTCAATTCCAATTATACAAATTCCAGGAGAAAGTTTTAAAGCTATTTCGAGAAAATCCATACAGTGTAGTACTTAAATCTAGACAATTAGGCCTTTCAACCCTTTCATCAGGATATGCTTTATGGTTAATGATTTTCTTTGAAAATAAAAACATATTAGCCCTAGCAACAACCCAAGCAACTGCCCGAAACTTAGTTTCTAAAGTTCAATTTATGTATGAAAATTTACCTTCATGGTTAAAAATAGCCCATGAAGAAAATAACAAACTATCTTTAAAACTTAAAAACGGATCTAAAATCCAAGCTAAATCCTCAAGCCCAGATGCAGCAAGATCCGAAGCAGTATCCTTATTGATAATTGATGAGGCTGCTTTTATTGATAATATAGCTGAGACATGGGCATCAGCACAACAAACCCTAGCAACTGGGGGTGGAGCAATTGTACTATCAACTCCATATGGTACAGGTAACTGGTTTCATAAAATGTGGGATGATGCTGAAAACTCAATTGATAGTGAATTTTTACCTATTAGATTACCTTGGCAAGTACACCCTGAACGAGACCAAGCTTGGAGAGATAAACAAGATATTTTACTAGGTGATCCTAGATTAGCAGCCCAAGAGTGTGACTGTGATTTCAACACTTCAGGTGACACTGTTTTTTATAGTGAATTTATGGATTTCTATAAAGAAACTTATGTTAAAGATCCCTTGGAGAAGCGGGGAGCTGATCGTAACTTATGGATATGGGAACCTGCAGATTACTCTCGTAATTATATGATAATAGCCGATGTAGCTAGAGGTGACAGTAAAGATTTTTCTGCATTCCATATATTGGACATTGAAAATAACACTCAAGTTGGTGAGTATAAAGGGCAAATTGGCACAAAAGAATTTGGATATTTATTAGTGGGTATAGCAACTGAATATAATAACGCTTTATTAGTAGTAGAAAATGCTAATATTGGATGGTCTACAATTCAAACCATACTTGAAAGAGGATACCAAAACTTTTACCATTCACCTAAGAGTGGAGAAATGAAATCAGATTCGTATTTTAATGAATACTCTGACAAATCAAAACTAACCCCTGGATTTTCAATGACCTCTAGAACTAGACCTATTTGTATAAATAAATTTCAAGAAGCTATTGCTGATAAAGGTACAATAATCCAATCAAAAAGATTATTATCTGAAATGAAAACCTTTGTATGGAGAAATAGTAGAGCAGAAGCACAATCGGGGTTTAATGATGATTTAGTAATGTCGTTTTCAATAGGCCAATATATTAGATCAACGGCTTTACAATTTAGCAAACATGGAGAGGATATGTACAAGAGCATGTTAAACAACACAACTTCCACAAACACCCCTTATCAGGGAGGGTATTCATCTAATGCCCAAGATAACCCATGGAAAATGGATAATCCATATTCTAATGGGGAAGAGGATATTAGATGGTTACTTTAATATTTATAATTATATAATTTAATCAAATGGCAGATAAAGGCTTATTTTCACGACTACAACGATTATTTTCTACTGATGTTATCATTAGAAATAATGGTGGAGACCAACTAAAAGTACTAGATATAAACACAATTCAACAGTCTGGGGAATTCCAAACAAATTCCTTAGTTGATCGATATAATCGTTTATACACTAATTCAAGTACTTCATTATACGGACATCAAAACTCCTTTAACTACCAAACCTTACGCCCCCAACTCTACTCAGAGTATGATGCTATGGATACGGATGCTATCATTGCATCTGCCCTTGATATTATTTCAGATGAAAGTACTCTTAAAAATGATATGGGAGAGGTGCTGGCCATTAAATCCCCAGATGAAGATATCCAAAAAATCCTATATAATTTATTTTACGATGTTCTAAACATAGAATTTAACCTATGGCCTTGGATTCGTAATATGTGTAAGTATGGTGATTTTTTCTTAAAATTAGAAATTGCGGAAAAATTTGGTGTTTACAATGTTATTCCTTATACAGCATATCACATTGAAAGACAAGAAGGGTATGATAAAGATAACCCCGCCTCAATAAGATTTAGATTTGATCCTGAAGGTGTATCACCTTCAAGTGGTTACTATAATGTACCTGGTAACGATACTCAAGCAGGTTCAATACTGTTTGATAACTATGAAATGGCTCATTTCCGCTTGTTAACAGATACAAACTTTTTACCATATGGAAGAAGTTACATCGAACCTGCTCGTAAATTATTTAAACAATATTCGTTAATGGAAGATGCTATGTTAATTCATAGAATTGTTCGTGCTCCTGAAAAACGTGTATTTAAAATCAATGTTGGTAATATTGCTCCTGCCGAAGTAGAAAACTTCATGCAGAAAACAATTTCAAACATGAAACGCACACCTTACATTGACCAACAAACGGGCGATTATAATCTCAAGTATAACATGCAGAATCTACTTGAGGATTTCTATGTTCCCGTAAGAGGAAATGATCAAGCAACCCAAATCGAAACCTTAGGTGGATTACAATATGATGGTATTACGGATGTTGAATATTTAAGAGATAAACTATTTGCAGCTCTTAAAGTACCAAAAGCCTTCTTGGGATATGAAAAAGATCTAACAGGTAAAGCAACTTTAGCAGCTGAAGATATTAGATTTGCTCGTACAATTGAACGTATCCAAAGAATATTTGTTTCTGAATTAAATAAAATTGCTTTAGTTCATTTATATTCCCAAGGTTATAGAGATGAAAGTTTGTCAAATTTTAAGCTTACATTAACCACTCCTTCAATCATTTATGATCAAGAAAGAGTTGCATTAATGAAAGAAAAAATGGACTTAGCTTCTCAAATGATGGATCAAAAATTATTTCCTACTGATTTCATTTACGATCACCTTTTCCATATGAGTGAAGATCAATATGATGAGTTTAGAGATTTGATTAGAGAAGATTCCAAACGTAAATTTAGAATAACTCAAATTGAAAACGAAGGAAACGATCCTTTAGAAACAGGTAAATCTTATGGTACACCTCATGATTTAGCTTCACTATATGGTAAAGAAAGAATGTATTCTGAACCTAAAAATGTTCCCGATGGATACGATACAGATGAGAAAAAATCATTAGGACGTCCTAAAGAAAAAGTATCTGGAAGAAATACTCAAGATAACGCCTTTGGTAAAGATAGAATAGGAAATTTAGGAATGAAAAAAGATAATGATTCTTCTGATTCTATAAAACCACAATATAATGGCGGATCCCCACTTTCATTGAAAGAAAAGGCAATCATCGATAAAATCCCTACTAGTAAACGTATGGTATTTGAAAAAGATGAAAAAAAAGGATCATTGTTAGATGAAGATAAAATACGAGATTAATATCTTTTTATATATTTATAAGTAAACCCTATTATAGGATGAAAATTAAACATTCAAAGTATAAGAATACTGGAATCCTTTTTGAGCTCCTAGTAAGACAAATCACTTCAGACACACTCGAAGGTAAAGACTCCCCAATCAAAAATCTTCTACAAAAGTATTTTGTTAAAACTGAATTAGGCAAAGAATACAGATTGTATGAAAATCTTCTTAATAAAACTAGTTTAACTGAAACTAGAGCTGACATTACAATTAACACTTTAATTGAATCTTCTAAAACCCTCAATCGTAGGTTAATTAAGAAACAAAAATATAATTTGATTAGTGAGTTAAAAGAACACTATAATGTAAATGAGTTTTTTAATCATAAACTCCCTCACTATAAGGTACATGCTGCCTTCTATACTCTTTTGGAAATATATAATGTTGAAAAAGGTGTAAACCCTGAATATATTATTTCCAATAAAGTAACTATCCTAGAACACCTTACAGCCGCCCCAATCACTGAAAAGTCTGTTAGGAATGGTGTTTTGGAAGAACTTAGTAAAGAAGATAAAGATGTTAAAATGTTAACATATAGAATACTTCTTGAAAAATTTAATGGGAAGTATGAAAATTTAACTACATCCCAAAAAGAAATTCTAAAGGAAGTTATTTATTCTATAGATAACAAACCACGTCTAAAAGAATTTTATTTAACTAAATTAAATGAGGTTAAAAATACTCTCATTAACAGTAATAAAAATGTTAAAGATAAAGTCACACAAATTAAAATAAATGAAATAATATCTTTAATAGACGCTAAACAAATTTCAAATAGAGTAAGTGATAGTAGTTTAGTTAATCTCCTTCAATATTGTGATTTAATAAATGAATTAGAAACAGTACATGAAACAGTTTAAAGAAGAAATAATATCTGTCTTTAAATCACTTAAAGAAGCTGAGGACTTTATCACCACAAAATCAGGTATAGACCCCGAAACTCAAACTATTACGTGGGATGTTGAGTATAAACCTAATCTTAAGAGACTATACACTGATATAGACAATGTAGTTGAAAAATTAAATAAATTTGGTAAATCAACTAACATACCAGAATTAAAACCACTGTTAAAATTAGGTAAATCATTAAGAAATAGATTTTCTCGCTTACTTAAAAAATATTCTGACCTAAAAGAACAATCTGCAACTTCTCAAGGTGGTGCTTCTTTCACTCCCGGAACGGGC